TTATGAAATTTTTTGTTTAAAATCCACGATATTATTTGGTGTATTATCTACCAGTTTTTCAATATCATTAAAAGACTTTTCTTTCGTAACATGAGTATATAAATCAAGAGTCATTTTAACACTTGCGTGACCTAAATATGATTGAACAACTTTCGCATCAATTCCATGTTCAAAGCATCGAGTGGCGAATGTATGTCTGAATGTATGTCCACTAAAATTTTTGAACAAATCATTATTCGGTCTCAACAAATTTATTTCTCTTATAACTGCATGTATAGCATCTGCATATATTACTGAATTTATCGGAGTATTGTACTTTGTAGTGAACAAAAAATCATTCTGTTCTTTTGGCCTCTTGATTGATACTATCGCTTTTTGTTGAATCTGTCTTTCAAGATATATTTTACAAACGCTGTTTATCGGAACTTTCCTATAGCTCTGCTTTGTTTTTGGTTCTTCTATGTGAAAAGTCTTTCTGGTATCTGTAAGATACTTCTGGTACACTAACGTTTTGTTTACATCAATGAACCCATTTTCGAAATCTACATCTGATTCTGTCAGCGCAAAAAGTTCTCCAGGTCTCATTCCGGTATTCACTGCAACATTAAACATATTATCATAAAATGTATTTTTGCAATATTCAAAGAAAATATTCTGTTCTTCAAGCGTAAGAGATTTGGCTTTAGATTCCTTCTTATCTATAACTTTTGCTCCTAAAACCGGGTTTTTTGAAATCAAATTATCTTCAAGAGCTCTACCCATTAGATCTGACAATATAACTTTGATTTTATTTTGCCTTTCATACCCATATCCATTTGTATGAGCCAATGTTATTATTCTTTGAATATCTGATTTAACCAAAGAATTTATGTTGCGATTTCCTATAAAAGGTGATATATTTTTATTGTATATGTGAGTGTATTCTCTAAGAGTATTAGGGCGTACGCTCTTTTCTTTATATATCTTTATCCACTGATTAAACCAATTATCCAATTTTATGTTTTCTCTTACGCTTACAAATGTTTCATTTTCTGCGATTTTAACAGCAAGATCTTTTCTCAATTCAGATAACTTTTTTGAATATATTGTCTTTGAATTGCCAAACCTATCTTTATATCTCCCTTGATAAGTCCCGTTTTTTCTTTGAGTTATTCCAATTCCTAGTTCTTTTCCTTTTAAATCCTTTCCCATTATTTTTGCCCCTTTCATTTTGAAAAAGAGCCACTATACAGCTACATACTACTATATAATGGCTCGTATTTCAATACTTACACCTCAAGTGTTTTTTCTATAAACTTTTCAAATTCCTTTCTTTTTACCAATCGTTTACCTTTACCCACACAGAATAGGAATGAACATCCAGGTTCGTTAAGTAATGAACTTATCTTATTTACGCCAATATTGCTGTATTGCGATGCTTCTTCCACAGTAAGCATTACCTTTTCCCAAATAGGAACACCGTTCTCTTTCATCGTTATCACCTCATTTACTTTGGACATTATGTTTTTTATTCTTCTGTTTACAGTTGATTCAGATAGGGATAATTTTTCTGAAATTTCCGTTGCAGTTTTCCCTTTTGATAACATCAAGAATATTTTTTCTTCTTCCTCTGTAAAGTTGCATTTAAGCATATAATACTCAATTTCGCTCGATACGCAGTTACATAGCTTCATACACCATCCCCTCTTTCCATAACGGTTATTATCTGCTATTATTCATTTGAAATTTCATCAGGTATTCCAACACTGAATACCTCTTCGCAATACTTTTTGTACTCTTTACACATTCTTGTTTCCGTTGCCTCTTCAATTGTTGTACCGTATGTTCTTGCGAAAATTTTGACATATTGTTTATATTGTCTTTCTGCTTCATTCATAACCTTTCTCCTTTGTTCTTGCTTCAATTTCGATTGCATTTCCGTTTCTCCCGTCATTTATTATATTGATTTTTCCAGAATAATCAAATACCAACTCTCCATGATCGTACACTCTGATTCTGCCAGTATCGTTCTGTGCTGGAATCGTCACGACAAAATTTTCTTTCTCCGGTTCTGCTTTTTCCTTGCTATTTCCGCAAGAAGTAGCCAATGTTACGAATATAATCACAACCACGGAGAGCAAAATCTTATGACTGTGCATACTTTTCCGACTCCTTTCTGTGCAGCTCAATCAGCAATTCAAGCTTTCTTTCATCCGACCTCACCAGTTCACCATGCTTTTTCATATCGTTCAGTTGCATCAGATATGTACCGGCTTTATCAACATCTTCTTGCCCGTTCTTTGCTTCATGTCTCCAAAGGTACTTGAAAACATTTCCCATACAAAATGCCACAAAACCTCTTTTCCCTAAAAACAATTTCATCACAGAAAAACATTCAAGGCTTGTCTGCTTGTAGTGATCTGGTCTAATTTCTTTCATCTTTTCTCTTCTTCCTCTCTTTTAGTCTCTTATTCCACTCTGCCAGATACTTCTCCTGTTCTACATCTTCCAATTCCTGTCTGGATCCGTATACCGGTCTGGAAAAGCTTTCTTTTGCCGTATCGCTGTCGCAATGTGCGATCATGCCACCGTAGTGCTGGTACTGGTCGCGCTTCATTTCTTTTCTGGTGCGTTTATTCATTACATTCCTCCAGCAGCTCCGGATTGTCATATACATTGCCGACAACTTCCATCTCATTTAACTTGATATACGTGTCCGTAAGTGGCATCGAATAACAGAACGGCTCGCATTTACTTAATTCATCCGTTGGAATCACTTCATAATGCCATCCAATTACACTGTCTATTACTTCTTCGCTTTCCACTTCTATGACGTTAAACTCTCCGAATACTGCTTTTACAAGATCTTTCGGATTGTCGTGACACATCAGGATATCGTTTTCCCATATTCTTTTGCCGTTCTTGTCATGCAATCCTGTATACTGGCAAATCGTATTTTCATCAATCAGGAATTCACCATCAAGGCTTTTATCATTGATATAATTCTTGTCACTAAGATAGCCATGCACCCATGTTCCATTAAGATGCTCGTTACTATCCATTGCATGGATATGTTTCGCTCTAAAAAGAATCTCTCTATTCATAATTTTCACCATCATTTCTTTTATCCTCGACAGAAAACTTCATATCGACCATAAGCTTTACGTCTTTTTTTACTTCAACTTCAATTACGCAGCTATCAGTTTCCCCTTTTACACATAGGTCAAGAATATCTGCTATTGTCTTCCGAAACTCTTCACTAAATTCTATGTTCATATTTACACCGCCTTTAATTGTTCCATCTTCCAACTCTCCTTTATATCTCTGGCAATTCCGATATCATTTCCATGACATATTCATGTATTTCGGTAAAAATCCATCTTAATACATCGTTTGCTTCATTGCACAACGAGTGATAATCTTTCGACCGAAGAGGATATTTTTCTTTTAACTTAAATGGCTCTGAACAGCAAATATCCATATAATATTCATTTGTGCCTGTTAATCTGTTTACGTAAGCCGCCAACCAAACACCTTTTTCATTACTGAACTTTCTTGTGATTACATCTGTCAGCTCACCTCTATTTGTTCTAATACTCCATCCATTGTATTTTTCTTCGGTCATATTTACACCTCTTCATCCGCCGGAAACTGGAATACTTTAGGCAGTACCCAATAATTAGGCTGCACATAACACCCATTTACAACGTCATACCCACCATCCAGCTCCATTCTTGAAAGATATTTCTCTCTGCACATCTCCATAGCCTTAATAGCTTTCTCTTCGGTGGAATATTCAGCTAAAATATAAACTCTATCTCCTTTGCCGAGGTCATTCCCCGGAAACGTTCCAACGATTGTTGCCATATTCCCTGAATACGGGGAAATTGCAATCAATTCATAAGGCATATCCAGTAATCCGTTCTGACTAATGATTCTCATGTTCTTCCTCCTCTGATTTGATTTCTAACACAACACATCCTGTTTTCTTATCCTTTGTGCTTCTTATTAACTCAGCTGACGCAATAATATCAGGGAGCGTTTCATCTGGTTCAAATTCTGCAGCCATTCCATTGCAGATAACCTTGTATGTCCGAGTTGGGTGCATTACATTTAGAAATTTTTTTACTTTCATTCCTCTTCATCCTTTGCATAATCCGGGCAATCCTCTGCAAATTCATACTCGTCCGAAGAATCGCACTGCATCGGGCAACCCACGTAATCCGGGCATTCCAAGCAGCACATATGATTGGTTTCGTTTATCGCACATTTTCCTCTGCATCCCATTTACTGTTTCTCCTTCCATTTCTTTTCCTTTTCTTCATCAATCCTCATAATTCGTTCCTTTCTCTCAATTGCTTCATCGCCAGTTTAAATGCCAGCATGTACAAATCTAAGATTCCCGTACTTGTTTTTCCAAAATCAGACACCTCTTCCCAAACGTCCGGGTAATAATCGCTTAATACATCATACCCAGCTTCGCTGATTCCCGATTCATCATCGAAATCTTCTAAAGAATCGTCTAAAAATTCATCTACTTGGCATTCATCACCGTTAAAACCATGCTCCATCATGTATTCATAGATATCTTTCCGAGCCTGTTCTTCATCGAAGTAATATCTGTCTCTGTCCATGCAGTCAATTTTTCCATTAAAATATCCAACGTTACCTGTGAAATGCTCCTCAAATGTCCCGAATCGCATATTACAGTAATTGCTTGCCGTAAGATGTCCAAGATCACCAGATATATGTAATCGGCAATAATCTTCCTCAAAAAGAAATCTGATGCGGTATCCATTACTATCTGGTCTTTTAAAATCCAGAATCTTGATGTTTCCATAATCTGTGAATGTTGCTACATGGTTCTGGAAGTTCTTCTTTTCTCTCTCCAAATCAATCATAATTCGTTCCTTTCTCCTTAAAAATGCGTAAAAAAATACCAACCACCGAATATTGATGGTTGGTAAACATTTTATTTTCTTATTTTCTTTATTAACTGTTTTAGTAACATAACAGCGCTGTATATAATTATTATTCCCGTTATTGCTAGCCCTGCATACATAATATAAGTCTTAAGTTGAAAATTCTCCGTACATATTGCCATGAATATAACAAAAATCATTTCAATTACAACAAGTCCAACTGAGAATCCAATGTTATATAATATATCGAATTTTGTTTCTTCTTTGTTATTTGAGCTTTTATTTACACCTTTAATAAAATTCATAGCAATAACAGCTATCAAATTGGGAATCAATGTGACAAATGAAATAGAAAATGATAAAATCAATAATTTTATAATATCAATCTCCAAATACATATTCCTATTCCAGACAAAAATCAAAACATTTCCTGGCACAATAAATCCTAATATAACTGTCAACACATAACCAACTTTTGTTGTTAAAAACTCAATCAATCTATCCATGATTTCTCCTTTTTGATATGTTCAATACGGAAATTATACCATTCCAACCATCAATATTCAATTGTCAAGGTGCTGTTAGCTGCTATTTTTAGCTGCTACTTAATCCATCCCATCGTAAAGATTTTCTGACAGCTCAACTCGTCTATCATCCAGATCACGCAATGCCTTAATTATCTTCATTTTGGTTTCTCTGCAAGGGGAATATCCGTATTTTGCATATCTCAACATTCGCTCAAACGTACTCATTGGATACGGGATAATCCCATCTGTCACCAGTCTCTTCATGTGTAAATGCTGGAAGAAATTATCTGTATACATCACACGGTATTCAATATGTGTTTTGATGTCTTCATTGAATGGATCCGGCTCTTCTTCACGCTCTGCGCCTGTTTCATCCTCTATGATTGCTTTGTAGTACGCAAATTTCGTAATGCTAAAATCAAACTGGCTTAATATTTCTTCTGGTTTTCCAAAAATCTTTGAACACAATTCAATCCTTACGCCTGTTCTTATATGCTTATACGCCTTTACATTGTCGTTCTCGTAATAGAGCGTATACTCTTCACTCCGTTTATCATCGCCCTCATATCCGGGAGTCATTGAGTCAAAATACTGAACTGCATCTTCGTAATCAGATTCGCTCTCGAAAAACATATCAATGTCTTTTACATTCTCTTTATTGAAAATGTTTTTGAAACAGCCACCACAAATGAATCCGTTATGCCCTATCATAAATTCATCTAACCAGTTCAATATCCAAAAATTTCCTCTATCTTCTCGTGTAAACATTGCTTTTCTCCTTTCAATTACTGATATTTCGCTTATTATTCTTTGTACTTCTGCAAAATCTCTGTAATTGCTTTCATGTGATCTGCTGCTTCCATCAAATCTTCATCACCAATCGAATCAAGACCGTATTTCCTATTAAAATCCTCAAACGCATATCTTCCATCTCTAAATTGTTTAAACATGATAGCTAATTCATTTTCTTTTTCCGCATTTTCATCATACTCATAAAAAATCTCATTCTTATCATGTTCTCCGAATTGATCTGTCTCAATCTTTGTCCGTTTCGGAGTAATTCTTGTAATTTTTGCCGGAGTAATTAACTGATGTCGGAATGATGATTTCCATCCGTAGCTCACTTCTCTTGCAATACCTACCACATCTCCAACTTTCAATGTGTCTTTGTCTATCTCTTTTAATTCAATGTACAATTTCATCACCTCGCTTCTATTCCTGCCCTTTCATATAACATCCCCCCAATCTTGCCTACTTCCAGAGTTACATTTAAGTTTTTTTCTTTGTTTCATCTTCTCAAAAGGAGCCGATATATCTTTGCCCGGCCGGAGCTCCGTACTCCTTTCTGTAATTTATTTAACTCTAATTTCATCTCCGCAAATCGGGCACAATGCAAAATCTTCAAATTCATTTACGCCCGTCTGCTTTTTTATCAAATCCTCTTTTTCACAGCTAATCTCGATTCCGCATTTTTCGCAAATACCTCTGTACTTGAATTTTCTGATAATCTTAATCATCACTTCACCTCATTCGCTACCAGGAATTCCATCCTAGCAACATTCCTAAGATTATCCCTAATCAGTGCCTTGTTCGGCTGTCTATGCCTTTCCAGATACTCCCAAATTGATTCATCGTCTCTTTCCGGCTCATTCGCCAGATAGTCCACGGAATATTCATACTCAGCTTTTGCGACTTTCAAGCACTGAATCATGTAATCTATCTTTTCTCCTGTGTTCATGGTTCTACTCCTTTACTACCTTAATGCCTGTGCACTGTTCAAAGATTTCAACGTCAAAGTTTGGTATTTCCTCGATAATTTTCTTTTTGTCGTCTGATAAGCTATTCCACCACAACTGACCACATTCCGATTCATCAAGCACTTTGAGGTAACCGCCTGTTGTCTTATAGGTTGGATATGCTTCCTTTTCTTCATCGGTCATATCTTCTTCATATACCCATTCAACAACATCTTTTGGTATCCGATTCAGTAGATATCTTGCATCTGAATTTATCCATTCACGATAGGTCATATTTGACGGCTTATTGAACAGCATGATCTTCTGTTCTTCTGTATTAAAACAACCAGTATTGAAAGAAGATGTGTTCCAGTCCCCGGTGTTCCTGTTCCCGGTGTTCCAGTTCCCGGTGTTCCAGTTCCCGGTGTTCCAGTTCCCGGTGTTCCAGTCCCCGGTGTTCCTGTTCCCGGTGTTCCAGTTCCCGGTGTTCCTGTTCCCGGTGTTCCAGTCCCCGGTGTTCCTGTTCCCGGTGTTCCAGTTCCCGGTGTTCCTGTTCCCGGTGTTCCAGTCCCCGGTGTTCCTGTTCCCGGTGTTCCAGTTCCCGGTGTTCCTGTTCCCGGTGTTCCAGTCCCCGGTGTTCCTGTTCCCGGTGTTCCTGAGTCCTGTGCAATCTTTTCCAGTGTTTACTATAGTCAAAAGCTCCTGCCACGGAATCTCTCTTACGATCTCTAACTTATTTGTACAACACTTATTGCCCTCTTCTACAATGTCTCCATACGCAACAACTTCTGCTACTTTATTTTCCGGATCGAAATTGTAGTAATTAAAACAGTCTGATGCTTTTCTGCAAAAGTGCATCCCATGTCCGCATCTTACAGGTGTTATATCTTCCTCGAATTTCCCTGGGCAAGTGTACTGCTTTGTATTTCCATTCGGACTACATGTCCAGTCAGGATTGAATACCTTATAACCTTTTACTCTATCCATCTTTCTACTCCTTTACTCGGCAGATTTCTTCGTACACTGTAAAGAATTTCCCATCATGCTCTTTGCAGTATTCTTTCAAAACCCTTTGCATTGCTTCCTCTTTTACTTCCGTGACATCTTCCTCGTATACACATCTTTTCACTTTGCCCGTATCTTCAATCACTTGAACAACGCAAGCAAACTCCATCTCAATCGGTTTTTTCTCATGGTCTGCTTTCCACTGCTTAAGTGCTTTAACAACTTCTTCTGGATGTTCGATCATATATTCTTCACATTCTACGCAGTCTGGAATTTTTTGAATCGGGCAAGTAGCGCACTCGTTTTCTCTGCACATTTTTATCTGCAAGCTGATTGCTTCTTCCGCGCTCATTTCCTCTACCGGATCAAACATTTCGTCTGTCCAACAGTATTCGTCCGGATCTTCTTTGATGTAATAACCGTGTACTTCACCAACTCTTTCGATTGTTACAACGCTTCCACCCATATCTGTCATATCGTCTACAGCAACGTATCCGCCGTAATTCCCGCCCGTCACTAAATCTTCCCTGATTCTTACTTTATCGCCAACCTTATATTTCATGGCTATCCCTCCTTTGTTTTTCTCTTTTTGTTTTTTCAAAAACGTATTTATCGCAATCACTTGCGCTGCATCCTCTTGAATGCCCTGTTGCGCATATGTAATCACACCTTAAACCCGCATTTATTAGTTCTGACTGAGTCATCCTGTACATACAAGTACGGCACAAATGTCTGTCAGAATTGATTCCTTTAGTTTTCGATTTGTCTTGAAAATAAATTCCACAATCTTTTAACCATCTTTTTATTGTTTTCTTTGACACGTTATATTTTTCTGCCATCTGTTCCAGTGTCGCACCAGACCTGACGCTAAATTCCAAATCTTTTTTGTTGTATTTTCTAGGCTTACCACTATTAGGAATATCTCTCTCGTTAAACCTGTCCATTTCCAAATCAATGTATTTATATACTGTTGATTTGGACACATTTATTTTTTTCGCAATCTCAGATACTCCAATTCCGTTACGAAACATCTGGAAAGCGAGTGAACTATTCGTCATCAAGAAGTTCTCCTTTCAAATCTTTAATCATACCCTCATAATCAACTGTTAACTCATTTTTTTGTTCGCTGTTGTCGGATTTGTTTATCTTTGCAGACAATAATTTATTATTATTTTCTCCCATTAATCCGGAGCAAGCATTTTCATTAACAGCCTTTATAATATCGTTCATGTATGATGGAAGTTTTTTTAATTCAATTTTTCTTGCAGACTCTATTCTGTATGTCCGCATAAATTGAGAAGAAACAACCGATTCGTTGTAGCTACAGTCCAAAGCCCACGCCCTTAACTGTTCTGGACTTCCTACTGCCCTTTTTACTGTTCCAGGAAGTTTTTCAAACTCTTCCACAGAGTTGTACCCGCTATTTTTTATGGCTCTGTTTACTAATGACCACGCTTCAATTTCATTTAATTCTTTTTCGGAAACAAAATTTTGCATCTTTTCAATCAGTTGTCCAGGAGAAGGTGCAAATCCAGAAGAATCCGACCGAATGTATGCTTTTAGTGCCAAAGATGCTTGATCGTATGTGCAATCAGATAAGATGTTCGCCCATGTGTTTGCAGCGAAATCTACATCAACAAGCTTAAAATTAGGATATGTAGCCATCATAATTGCAAACAATTTTTTTACTTCAAGGCTATTCAATAAGACCACCACCAATCAAATCTTCTACAATATGTCCAAACTGTCCAGACTGAGTGTTATCGTTCGGAATTTTCATACTTGCACCGGAAGTATTAGGTTTGTTATCGTAATTTCCATCGAGTACTTTTGGAAAATTATTTGGTTTAACAAACCAGTCAAAATTGAACCATCCAGCATTTGCATTTGTTTTTCCTTGTAAAAAATCACTTTGTGCAACCTTTTCGATTGCTTTAAGTACATTGTCAACGCCGTATTCGCTTATTCTGGCAACCAAACATTTAAACCTAGTGGAATTACTAGACATTCTGGAAACGGGTTTTATTCCGTGCTGCGATAGTGTATTCCAAGCGTCCAAACATCGACGTGCATCCGATATTTTGGAATCAGTTTCTCCGATATATTTATTATTTTTTCCTAAATCTATGTCTATATCTTTACCTTTATCTATATCTGTGGAAACATTTTGTATACATTCTTGGTTGATGTTATTTTCTGCGAACGTATATGACTTGTTTGGCTTAGTTATGAGCATATCTTTTTCTTCCTGATATACCGTTGGTGTATACCTGTCAGATTGAATGCAATTGTGCATTCTCCAATGTTTAATTACGATCACTCCATCTTCAAAACACAAAACGAATCTTTTCGCTATCAGAAGCTTTAAATCATCATCACTGCATCCTATCAACCTCACGATTCTCTTTGGATTTCCAACAAATCCATCGTCGTCCGCTCTCATGTTCAGATGAAAATATAAGCATTGAGTAGACAATGGCATGTCAAGAAACGCATCAGAATCTACAATATTCATGTTGAACATTCTTTTTTTAGCCAACAGCCATCGCCCCTTTCATGTATATCGTTCTTATATCATATTTCTTGTCGCTTGAAAGAAATCCGTTCCACTGGCAATCAGGATAAGGACAATTAAAGCAGTTTGGGTGACAACATAATTCCGGTCTTGAATCTTTTTGCGGATTCCTTTTTTTCTTTACTTTCAAATTGCATCCGCAACTTACCATGTATCCGTTTGCAACAAGAGAAGCGATTTCCTCTTTTATTCTTCCACAATCGCATTTGCATAAAAACATAGATTGTGTTTTTCCTGTTGCCGGAAAACTCTTTTTATATACTCTTTCTACAGTAAGATGACCGAATCTTTTTCCAATGTATGAATCATCGTATTTATTCATCTTCTACCACCTCTATAGTCACCTCTACCCTAGGGTTTTGCCTGTCAACCTCGAAGTATAAAGTCGGAGTAAGAACGTCATCATACCCGTCATTACAGATAATTCTGCACTTCTGTAGTGCATCTTCAAATGATTTGATGAACGCTGATGCAGTATTCATACGATCGTGCATCTTGTTTTCTACATAAAACCGGTAATGAATGATAATCGGTTTTTCGATTCTTTTACCTTTTAGGTTGCTAAGGTTGATAAACTTCATGCACAAGGCATCGTTTCTGTTTTTTATGATATTCCGGTACTTCTTCGTCCTGTGGTCGTACACCTTACCGGATAAAAGTTCGTTTAAACCACTCTTAAAACCCTTTACGGTTACATGATATTCCATTTTACTTATCACCCTTTTTCTCTTTTTCTTCTTCCTCTTTCATTAACTCTGAGATCTGACTCGCTGTCTTCGGCTGCTCGAACCAATCTGAGACTGTTGTTTCTTTGTGAATCAGTCCATTGTAGATTCCTGTATATTCAACCAGTTCATCCGAAGTCATTGTCTCAACCTTGTGGTTAAGGCGTTTCTCAATCATTTCCTGTGTTACACCTTTCTTCGAAAAGTACGCAACAAGTGTTCTTACTCTGTCTGAAAGTGGTAAGCTCTCTTCTCCCCTGAGAGTCTTCTTACACTCATTGATACAGTTTTCGATAAGGTCAGGTGGAAGAATCGCAAGAATACGGCTTCTGAGTCTTCTTGCACCATCGTTGGCGGTCTTCTCATAGATATCACGCTGAGAAGTCAGCTTATTGTTCCCATATCGCGTTTCTCTGATATGCTCAACAGTAAAGTTCTGGCTGGAAATAGTGTTCGTTTCCAAATCCCAAGCGTAAGCCTGCATCTCTGAACGTCCATCTTCGTGTGAAAGTTCCTTAATACCGTAATCCATGTTTCCGTAGCAGCGAGCAAGTTCCTCAGCAAATCTGATCGTAACTCCTGTTACAGTCTCTTTTCCTCTTGGGTAAGAATAGAATGCACTTTCGGCAAATCCTTTTCGCTGACACGCTTCAATTGCTTTGGTGTAAGACTGTGTGTAGTTTCTAGGAAACTGTTTCGCCAACAGAAGCTTTCCCTGTGCTTCTACCATGGCTCTGCTTGACTCAATAGCAACGGTTCCCTGATTTATTTTTGACATATCAGCCAGTGGCATTGTAGTTGTTCCTACCTGATACTCTTTCAATTCATTGTTTGACATAGTTATTTATCCTCCTATTCAAATTCTTTCTGTAACCATTTTGGCAACCCAAGACTTTGTACGTCCCCGTTTTCTCCCATGTATCCATACCAGTTGTCAGTAACTTTGCAGTTGTGGTATATTTCCATCAAATCATGGAACAAGTTCTTTCCCTCAATCATCATGAATTCATCAGCTTGAAGAATATTAATCGCATACGGCGGTTTCTTTTCCTGTGCCACGAAAATGAATATCGCATCTTTCCCAGTGTTAGCTTTGTAACCCTCGCAGTACATACCGGCTTGCAGATCATATCCATATTTGATGGCTGACGCTCTGAAAGCTTCTGTCTCTGCGTTGTCCGTGGTCTTATAATCAACGAGGATGTGCTGATCTCCAATAATGGTAATGTCATCTGGTCTACACTTGCATTCTTCTTCCGTCTGTTCATCAGTCCAAAAGAATGACTTTTCATGTTCACCGGAAAAAAGTCTTTTTGCAAACTTGTTGGAATCAATCACTTCTGCCATGGCTTTAATTTTTTCCATGTCTTCAGAAGAAACCACATCTTTTCCCTCATTTTCTTCTAGCCACTTAGTATATTCTTCTTTACCAGATTTAGTTCTCCTGTCTACATTCAGAGCAACAGCAAATTCACTGTCAAAATCATCACGCTCAAGAATATACTTGTGACACGCACTTCCAAATATGAGTGCTGCTGTTTTGTCTTCCCTGTTCTCCATTGACCATTTAAAATGAAGTGGAGACTTTGTAATCTTGAACAAGTCTGATTTACTGATTGCCGGATGCGCTCTGTATTCACTCTGTGGCATTACTATTCCTGTCTGCATTATTTCTTCTCCTCCACATCAACTCCACAGATCATTGCAACTACTTCTCTATCTGGAAAACTTTCATTATCCAGATATGTTTTCATCTGCTTTCTTATAATATTTGTCTCATTTGCTTTCTCCATGATTTTGAAAAGCAATTTAATAGGAAGTGTTACGTTAATTCCTTCTAAATTCATAGCATTCTCCTTAACCTTTCATTCAGACATTCGTCACACCATTTTTCGCCCAATATGTCTGTTATGTATTCTCCTTCATAAACAGGTTCTCCGCATATGTCACAATAATCAGACGGTTCCTGTTCATCTGGTAATCTAGTTTTCCAGTTATCATAATTAGGTATTTCCATTAGAATCACCTTTCGTTTTAACTGTCTTTATTCCAAGCTCGTCCAACCTGTCAGCACAATTCTTTAAGTAAGAGATAGCTTGAGATTTGTTGTACTCGAATTTTTCATCCACTCTTTCGAGCGACTCCAATTCCTCAATTATTCTGTCAAATTTGGATGTCCTCATATTATTCACTTCCTATCTGTAGCCAAACGCGAAGTACATTGCACACATCAATGTAGCCATCAAGATTGGTACTATAGCAGCTGCGATACCACCAAGGCTTTCATCAACTTCCTGTACTCGTTCGGCTCTTTTCAACAGCCTAAGATATTCTCTATACCGCATAGCTTTTTCTCCTGTACTTATCAAGAAATTTCAGTTTTCCGCTTTTTTTGTTGATAATTTTCAGATAACTTTCCGACTCGCTGACAACTGACCAATCCTTGCAATTTAAGTTGTACGACGTCATACATTCCTTTTGCCACCTAACCGGTTTTTTTGGTTGTTTCATTTTTCTCCTTTCTGTGCTATAATGTTAAAAGTAAGTATATCCAGGTACTTGACAATAGGCTCTGCACCTTGTTGTGTGGAGCTTTTTTGTTAAGCAACTCCGTAATGGATAGCCATTTCTTTCACAATAGCTGTATATCCCTCGATTAACTTTTTATCGTCTGCGATGATGTCAACATAAGATAGCTTGTCTCTCTTTGATTTGCTTACTCCTTCGTCAGCCATCCTTCTTCTTTTGTTCGTCAATCGCTGTCCAAGGTTTACTCCGAATCGTTTCTGAAGTAATTCGTAGCTTTCGTTTCTTACCTGGCTGTAAGACTGACCACCACCAAGTGATAATCCGATCTTCTTCAAAATCTTTCCTGTATCATCTCTCCACGAAGTTGTATTCAGCGAAACTACTTCTCTTATGGAATCTACTCTGTTCTCGACTTCCGCAATTTTCTCGGCTTGCCGTTTCTGTTCCAACTGCTGTTCCGCTACTGACTGGAAAATTTTATTAAACATTTGTAATTCCGGTGAAAGCTGTGTCAAGTCGATTGCTTTCTGCTTCACACGTTCCTCAACTGTCGCAAAATATTCTCTCGCCTGTTCCGCTTTCTCTCCGTTTCCTTTTACAGAAAGTTTCTTTGCGAAGTGGGCGGTCAATCGGTAATCTTTGACAACATTGCCCTCGACATTAATGTCGAACCCCCACCAATCCTCATTTTCTGTAGCAAATTCATTTTCTGTAATATTTGATTTCGCCCATCTTGAAAACTGACCTTGTGCCAGTTCTAAAAAACTATAAAGCTTTCTTGCTGTTGTCATTCCGTTTTCATCTACACCGAGTTCAACCTCTATTGGTGTGAGAAAACTTGTGGTTTGTTGTAATTCGTTCATCCTATCTCCTTTCTGTGCTATAATGTCCCTATAAAACTTATAGGGAGGTGAATTTAAAATGGACAACAAACAACTTGCTTCTTCCTATGCAACAGCTAAGTGCTGCGGGTTTACTGGCTCTTTCGATGAATTTAAGAAAATGTACGACCAATACTACTCTGAAATCATCGACAATATTAAATCCGCAGAACCTTCTTTAGCAAAAGTAGAAGCAGTTCATCATCCGTTTAAGAAGCATAATTTCTAACATTTTACTGCTTTCAAAGCGGATGAAAGGGCGGTAAGAACTTTAACTGAAAGTTCCAAGTCGGTTTCGTTAATTTTCTTATCGCCATTTACTACATCTGAATATTCTTCAACGATGTCAAAGCCAATATGCTCAATAAAATGTTCTAATTTTAAGTACCTGTCATTCTCATCTTTCACGGCAATTCTTGAATTTCCATATTTGTCTGTTAATAAGAATCTTTTAATTTCTTTTCCAGATTTTTTCTTCTTTGTCTTGGCCATCTTTTCACTCCTTTCTTCCTCCTTGTCGCTTATACTGCCATACATTTCTGAATTATTAGGATGATTTCAATCGCTAATACGATAGACTGAACATACAGCGGAAAATTAGGAAATCTTAATCTGAAACATAATCTACTGCCAGGATGGTCTTTAGAATAATTTTTCCTTTCTTCCGGCGTAAGTTCGTGACCTGTTATTACGATTACGTTCTTTTTCATTCTCTCTCCTTTCTTATACTTTGGTCTCTTCTCTACTTTTGTCTTCCTCCTTGCTTTTTCCTTCATCAGCAAGGTTTTCAACTTTCCCCAAAAAGTATCCTTTGTCAAATTCTGACATTTTAGGAATAGCTTTCTTGATTTTTTCAACAATAGCTTTTTCTTTCTCGCTCATGTGATATCCTCCTTTCTGTGTTATAATGTCCCTATAAAACTTATAGGGAGGTGAATCTTATGAATACTATAGGAAGAAAAATAATATGTGGATACTGCAAGCAACAATCTTCTGATTATTCGATTTCTATTAATATCATTTCTTCTGATACTAATGAATCTTCAGAAAAATACTATGGAACGTATGATTGCAAATATAAGCGTAGCGGCAACAAATGCAATCAATATGTTTGCTCTGTCCTTGCTTCCAATAACATTTGTATCGGAAGTAAAATCTAATTTTTTCTCCCAGATGGTCATTTGTATCATCTGGGTGTATTTTTTCTCCACATTATATTTCTTCTTATACAGGCTCAATGAAATTAATAGCTCCAACTCCTTCCTGATACATCAAACATTTTGAGTCAATCGAAATATCAAATGCATTTAAGTCTACAGTTAATGTCGGAACTGAATTAGGCTCTGTTTTAAACTCAAGCTTTCTTATGTTGCGTATTTCTGTTCCGTTAATAAACAAGTGCACATTCGATATTGCTTCTCCTTCTTTTCTAGGCTTGATTTCGATTTTTTGGATTTCATGTTTCATTTTTTTTCACCTCCTTGTTGATTATAAAACTATTATATGTCGGTTACAAACTTTTGTCAATAATTATTTGTTGATTTTTTCAACATTTTGTGCTATATTAATTTACATGAAAGGAGGTGTGAAAAATTGAACGAAAGAATAAAAGAAATTAGAAAGTATTACAATCTTACTCAACAAGAATTTGCTGATAAAATTAAAGTAAAAAGAAATACAGTAGCAACTTACGAAATGGGAAGAAGTATTCCGAGTGACGCAGCTATTGCTTTGATCTGCCAAGTTTTCCATATAAGTGAATTTTGGTTGAGAACCGGAAACGGTGAAATGCTTTTACCAATTACGAAAGATGAAAAAATTTCAGAAATGCTTTCAGACATTCAGAGTTTAGATGATAAGAATTTTAAGCATCGCTTAATATCAGCTTTATCAAATTTAGATGATGCTGGTTGGAATGCTTTAGAAAAATTAATTGATTCTATTTCTGATGGGAAGTAAGAAAAAAGACAAGGGCAGTGCGCAAACCCTTGTCTTTTTATTTATTTCTTTAATCCTTTTACATATATGTATACTAATCTTAGCCATGTAATGCTAGTTTTTCCTCGCACTATTTCCATTATTTTTTCCTGGTACCACTTTACTTCATCCAAATGAATCCCTCCAGTTCCGATGCTGTGATGGTTTAAATTGTAGAACATATGTCTGCTTGTCAAACATCTAAATCTTCAAGCGCATCTTTTATTATTACATAAATGAAGTGCATCGTTTTTACATCGTTAACTTTCAATAACATCCTCTTGATTTCTGATAAGTACATTTTTCTCCATCTGTCGTTGCTTTTCTGATTGATTTCTTTTACCGTCACGAAAATTCCTCCTTTGTTAAATATTGACAAGTTTTTAATACTGTTATAAAATTTCTTTATTCAATAATACTATAAAGGTGGTGTATTTACTTATCTAATTTTAGCAACTTGATTTTATTTAATTTAATAATTAAGGTCAATATTCTAACCAAAGACAGGGGGTAATTGTATGACAAATCTTGATTTATTAGACAATTTTGCAAAAAATATCGAAATTGAACGAATTAAGTTGGGATATTCACAACAAGAATTCGCCAAACTTTTAAACATTTCGTCTTCAACGTACAAAAACATAATCTCTCGTCGGACAAGCTCTGTAGACATTACACTCGTGCCAAAGATATACAGTCTTACTGGTAGATTTTTGTTTGAATTACTGGAATTGGATAGTATGGAATTGGAAATATTGAAAAAATACAGGCTATTAACTGAACGTCAAAAAGCTTATATTAGTGGAAAAATTGATTTTGAACTTGAAATGAAAGCTGATGAAAAAGAATCGGATAATATGCTAGATGTTTTGGTGCTTACTGGTGACATGAAAGATGGCATGATACTTGATAGTTCAAATGAACAGCGAATATACTGCCCTGAATATATTAAAAAATATGGAAAAAAATTGCACTGTGGAATAAGGATAAATTCAAATCATTTAACCCCTGTTTATGTAAAAGGCGATATTGTTTGTGTGTCAAAGAAACCGCCAAGAGACGGTGATACATGCATTCTTGTCAATAAACAATCTGGGAAATGTTATATAAGACGAATGAGACAAGGAGGAACGTGAAAATGAAACCTATAAACGGATATGGGGATATCATAGAAATTGATACAAAAAATTATTCCGACATAAAGAATTGGATAGTATTCGGAATCGTGATCGCTGTATTGCGAAGATAATATACCCAGCCCGTTTGCCGGACTGGGATTTTTTTATTTAAAAGCCGTATTTTGTTACTGCAACATCGTCTGACCAACAGCCGAATGTATCGTTATCGCCATAAGCTTTGACGCTTACTGTAGCTCCGTCCATTCCATCAGCAATAAAATCATCAGTGTAATTGGTAGAGTAAAATGCTGTATAAGTCGTATCGTATTCTTTCCACGTTCCGTCAGACTTTGTAATACGCACTTTGTAGGACGTTGCATTTTCAACTTCTGACCACTTGACTGCCACGTAACTGTAGTTAAAATACCTTTATGCGCTCTTGTAATACGATGCATATTCCACTGTCGGAGTAGCGAGGATGCATTTCAAAATCCAGTTTTTCGCGGCATTGTTTATTGCTTCTTTCAAGGCGTCATCTGGCTCAAAGTTGATATCTGGGATTTCGACAGACGGTGGTTTAAGTGGTGGCGTACAAGCCATAACTGGAGTTACACTTGTGAGTGATAACGCAAGTACGCACGCTAAAGCTAAAATTCTTTTTCTTGTTTTCTTTTTCATAATTTTTTACCCCCTAATGGCAACTGGGAAACATAATACTCTTGACTGAAACTTTGTCCATGAACCAGAGTTTTTGTAACCGGAAACAGCAATCGTATCACCAGAACTGCATACTCCCATAAAAACAGAAGATATTTTATCGTTGTTTCCGTCCTGTCCAATGATAACGTCATTAAGTTTGCAAGTTATCTCCTGTTTGCTATTATTAGAATCTAAAGTCGCAGATACAGTAACAATAAAGGCATAGTTAATGCCTTCTACGAAACTGGTTATATGTGACGCTTCCCACGTTACGCCACCGACCGTGTCTGATTCAGCAAACGGAAGACTAAGTTTTGACATAAGTGTTTTTATGGCAAGTGCTCCAACAAATTTACTTGTGCTTTGATTTGAATTAATGTCAGCCAAAACATTCATTAAGTCGTTCTTATCTGCACTTTCGTTGATAGCTTCAGCGAATGAATTAAGTTCAGCTGCGCCAAAATTATCACCAGTCTGTGTGTACGGAGTAACGTCTTCAAAGGAAACTGTTCCGTCACTATTGTTTGTCATTTTGAATTTTCGATTTCCAGAGTATGCATCGTTTTTGTAGTTTGTTTTTAAAGTTGCTTTTGAAGCCATTAGAACCTCTCCTCCTTATATCTTCCAAGTTTGAATGGAATTCTGCGCACCATATTTGCCTGATCTTCAATCATTGTCTTTAGTTCCGCACATGTTTTTTCTATCCTGTTCAGTTCTTGATACCCGATGAAAATACCATTTGCGTAGAATGTCTGATATGGTCCATAGTCTTTTGTGGAAACTTTATTCGCAATCGAAAGCAAATTATGTTCAATCGCATTAAAATGATCTACATTCCAATAGCTAGCATAATTGTCCATATCAGAACCCATGTCTTCGATATCGAATCCTCCAAGCGTAGCCACAGCAATTTCATGTAAATACGCAATATTGTTTTTAATTCTGTTGAAGTCCTCAATATTAAATTTTGAATAGAGCTTCCAATTTGTTTTTGGTGTACTCCATGCCATTACATATCCACCTGCCTTGCTTTAATTTTCCCACTGAATCTTCCGTTAAACTCAATTTCGTTTTCGTAAGCCTGAATAAGTGCTGTTCTTCCGTTTTTCTTTTCAAGATAAAACGCGTCATTTGCATCAACTCTAGGGTCTCCACGCCATTCCAAAGAGTAATCAATCACACTTGAATAATAGTCCTCAATCCATTTTTCCAATTCTGGAGAATCTTCACTGATTAGAGGGTTTTCCCATTCTTGATATTTTTCACTCGTATTTGCTATATCTGTTTTCTGCGTTACAACGTATTCTTTTCCAGAAACCGTTACCGTCACGTCTGCACTTGCGGTAACACCAGTGAATTTTACTTTCACGTAAAAGTTTCCCCACTCCACAATTTCAGCCTTAATCGCCGTGTTGTTTGTTGCTACGCTAAGACCATAAGATGCATTGCTGAAATATATCTCGTGGACTTGATTGTTTTCTGTAACCGTAACGTTTTCGTTCGCGATTTCCTTACTTTCTTCGGAAGTTTCAGAATAGACAGTTTTCACAAGAGCGACTTTGTGTGCTCTGTTTTCAAGCGTACACTCTGGATAATCGCTCAAATCATTTCTGCGAATTGTGTAGTTTGCCGGGTCGCCAATCATAAGATAATCAACCGCAACTCTCGCATTTTTTGCACCTTTCGTAAATTCGATCTCTGCTTTATCGATGTATCCGAAGTCTTTTTCCAGCTTGTACGAACCACCACTGAAAGGCGCCTTGTATGTCTCCGTAATTTTCGGATAGTCAGACCTTCCACTATCTACCCAGTAGGAAATCGCAAAATACTTACTTTTCTCTGTCGGAGTAAAAAGTGTATTCTCTACTCCGCCAGCTCCTTCCAGCCGGTTTTTATCAGCATCATATATGCAAAAATTGAAATAACTGGTTCCATCATTTTGAAAGCGAATGGAGATAACATCATCTGTTATTTTAATGTAATCCGAAGCATAATATGTGCCAGCTATTGAAACATTAGTTGATAAAAACTTACCAGTACTAGGGTCTAGCTTTTTAAACATAGTAGTTTTAAGTTTTCCATAAACCCTTGTTTTCTCTTCGAAAAGGTCTTTTGTGATGGTTTCTTGCAACTTACCCTTTAGATATGTTCTTATCACGAACTGTTCCGGAGATATACCTCTAAATTGCATATAAAGGTTGTATGCACGAAACTCTGCTTCCGAAGTAAAAGTAATAATTGGATTCCCGAGAATGAATTCATTAGCTCCAATAGAAACTTTCTTACTTATGTACCCTGTATTTTTAACATCATTCGGGTCTAAAAACAGCAAAGTGCCATCAACACTCGAAAAATTATAACTGGCGATTGCATAGGCATCTTTCTTATCATTTGTCAGAATGTTGTAAGATTTACTGTAGCTAGTCTCTCCATTTGTCGAGATTGATTTCTTTGGAATAAACGCCGGGGCGATGTTTATTTTTCCTTTCCTGTCCTCAAAAATAGCACATCTTCCGGCATTAGCAATAATCTGCAATGCTTCCGTGTGCCTTACAACAGGAATTGGGTTTTTGACCTTAACGTTCTTTAAGTAGTCATCCAAAACATATCTATCATTACTGATTCCAGCATCTTTCAAAACATCTACAGCAAGCTCGTAAAGAGAAATACCATTCCTTACATATACTCCACGGTAGTATTTATTATACTGTGAACTGATATAGTCCGTGGCTTTAAATTCAACAGATATGTCATTTGAATTCCATGAATCCAGATAAGATACTATCTCCGGAAGCCATTCAATATTACCGTTTCCGTCAATGTCATATCCAAACTCGATTTTTAACTCTTGCCCTACTTTCAAGAATCCACTTGCGCTCTTAATGTTTTCCGCATCGAAGTAATCATCTTGGTTATCCAGTGAAAGCGAAACATCTCTGCTCGGAAGTGTTTCAGAAATAGGCGATACAACATCAGTAATTGAGCAAGACAAGGTATTTGAGTTATCGAAGTATTTTACAACTCCAAAATAAAGCGCGTAGATACGCAATCTGTTTTCGCCATATTTCATTGTTTTTGGAGTAATCGTAATCTCGCTTACATTTTCAAATACATCTTCCGTAACAAAGGTGGATGATGTGTTTGAATAGTCCTTATTCACACTTCCACAAGTGATATTGAACTTTGTAGGGTAATTATCTCCAAAATCAATCGTAAGTCCTCTAATATCAAAACTGGCACCGCCAAATGTTATTTTGACCGCCTGTTTAATATCTTTGGTTACAACACCTGACGCCATGTACGTAGCTGCGCCCGAAGTAGGGCAAAAATACATACTGCCGTCAACTTTGGAAAAATCCTGTTCCGCTGTTGCGTAAATTGCTTTTGCTGCTCTTTTTGTGAACACATCATTTCCATTTGAAAAAGCGGTGAACTCTGTATCATCACTAAACTTCGCTGTCTTTTGCGCTTCTGAATTAATAATACCAATCGAACCACGAATATACGACCTATTACGGAATGGAAGTTTCATAGACTCTATATATTTGTCACTTGCCTTTTGCATCTACTATCACTCCCATCCGGCATCAATTAAGTTGAATTTCAATACTTGATCCTGTTCAACCATATGTGTTAATGCATTTACAAAAAGAGGTTGACCGCTTCTGTCTCCAGGGTACATTGTTACTGTTATTATCTTTCCAGGATTCGCCATATCCTCGAAAGTAACAGGCACATAGAACGGTTTCAGAGCATTTAGCATCATACGCCTTGTTTCTGGAGATATGCCTACCCATTCCAGATTGTCAAGCTTGTATAAATCCCTTCCAACTCTCTGTCCGACAGCTGCATTATTTACATTTCTTCCACCATCTACAGTTGTTGTTATCGTCCACGAGAACCCTCTTCTCGGAGCCGGGAAGTCGTATCCGTTCACATTTAAGAATGCCGACATAGCCATATCTCAAATTCCTCCTAAAAAAATAGTGCGGTAGCAATTAAGCCACCACACTATGTAAATGAATGTCCGTTTCTGTTTTTTCTTTTATCATAAACGTTTACAAGTTCACGTCCGTCAATGACTATCCTACTTCCGCGTTTTACAGCTTCAATAAGTTCTCGTAATAAGTCCGTTTCTCTTGTGTTCTCAGACTGCGCTTTAAGCATGGCTTCATATACACCTTTTGAAATTCCGTCAACAATCTGATTGTTGTTTGCTACCGCTGTGCGCCCGTTGGAGAATTTTCCTACCATTTCTTCGTGATTTGCCATGAATACTCCATCTTCCGGGAATCCTCCACCAGTATACTTAGGAAGAATATCTGATAATCCAATACTACCAATACCATACTTGTATCCTTTATACCCTCTGGCTGTCCATCCGGCATTAAGACTTCCGTATCTTCCAACCGTATATCTAATAGCAGCTATCATATTTGACAGTGGATCGTAGATATTCGTATTGTATCCAGGTAATGCATTGCTTCTGAATGTTGGGTCAATTACCTGCATAAGTCCTTTTGACGGAATTCCGGCTTTCGCATTGCTGTCCCATAAGTTAATAGCATTCGGATTACCGCCAGATTCATGTTGCATTTGCATAAGAAGAGCATTCAAATTAGCTTCCGAATACTGATTCGTCAGCTTAAGAGCCTTTTTAGCAAGTGTTCTCCATTGCTCTACTCCGGCTGATACGTTATAAGCTACGTTTCCGGATACCTCGCTACTACTAAACATGTTTGCAATAAAGTCTTTTGCTGATTTAAAAATTGTTTTTACAATTCCACCAGCAATATCCGATACAGGAGAAAGTAGATTTGAAATGTCTACAAACTTATTTAATGCTATCTGTAGTAATTTGCCCGGATGTTCAACATAGTCAGCAACAGTACCAGCAATATCTTTTGCCTTTTCCCATACGCCACCAAAGAAGTCTCCAATACCATTCGCGTAATGAGTAACACCCATGCCGCCCATAAGTGCCTCTGTCTGGTTTGCCGGCATAATTTTCGTTCCCTTTTCAAGCGGAATTACAACATTTCTTCCTTTCGGAATAAAAGGTTTCCCGTTTGGAGGAACAATCATTTCTTTGTATGTACCACCCGGTTGGTCGTTTACCATTCCGATTGTGTCTTTCCCCACGCCGTTTGTACCAGATGCAAACTTAGGAACGTCCCATTTCTTCAATCTTGTTCCGGAATTAAGTTTCTCAAGAACCCAGTTAATGCCATTGATGATTCCATTCACGGCATCACCAATCGGAGAGATGATTTTGTTTGCAATATCTTTGAAGAAACCGCTTATTCCTTGCCAAATGCTTGTTACAGCATTATAAGCACTCTGGAATCCGTCTTTGAAAAATCTTGTAATTTTATTCTTTTCAAAAATACTGGTAATCTTTCCATAGATTTCTTGGAATTTTTTAACTACATTTCCGATCAAGGACGCTGCGCCGTTTATCAGTCCTTGTATTAAATAAACACCCATTCCAGCTATTACAGTTGATGGGGAATGAATGCCAAACACATCTTTAAAACCATTAATAAATGGATCAAAAATATTGTTTTTTATCCAACTTCCAATTCCTTTAATAGCCGACAGTATTCCATCAAGACCACCGTTCCAGATGTCTTTTCCGATTTCATACATAAGCGTAAACACAAAAGAAGCTGCTGCTCCCAACGCAGTGCCTAGAAGACTAAAGAAACTACTTGCAATTCCGGCAAAGTCGATGCCAGAAATAGCATCTTTTAGGTTCTGCCACAACCCTTTCGCCATTTCAGACCAATCTATTCCCGCAATCCACTCTTGAGCTTCTTCAAACGCCCCTATAAGATAGTCACTGATACTTTTTGTGACCAATTTCCAGTCTAAGTTTCCAAAATAACCTATTACAAAATCAAACAAGGCCGTAATGTTCCTTACTAGCAATCTTCCATAGGTATTAAAATCAATCTGTTCCAGACTGGAATTTATAAAGTTTGCTAAATCATTACCAAGTCCAACAAAATCAATCGCCTTTAAAGTGTAGTATATTGTTTGTACAAACCCGTTAATTCCAAAACCAGCTTTTTTTCCAAGTTCAGACCAATCAACCGAATCCGTTATCTGGTTAACTTTTTCTCCTAATAATGTTCCTAAAGATTTCCAATCAGCATTTTGGATTGCTTCCCTAATCTTTTCTGCAAAGTCAGATATTCCTTTGTCAACCGAAGTCGTTTCAAACATTTCTGACGGAGATGGCCCAGTATAGCTTCCACCGCTTCCACCACCACTATCAGAATCAGAATTTGAATCTGTTGTCTTTTGTTGGACATTAAGTTCATCAATTCCAAGGGTATATGTTTGGAAATCTTTCGCAGCTTTCTTCGCATCACTTCCAGCTTTTTTTGCGCTTGATCCAGTGTCACTAATAGTTTTTCCGTAATCTTTCCATGCCTTTTTTGCTTGTACAACAGTTCCTTTCCCTGTAAGAGCTGCCATAAACTGACCAACCGCATTTAAAGCCCTCGCCATCATATCAATAAACGCTGAAATATACGGCCCGACTGCATTAACAATCGGGGCAAACGCAACAGCCCAAGCGTTTTTCAAATATAGAAGTGATGAAACCATTCCGGAAATACTATTGTTGTATTCAGAGCTGTACTGAACAAGGTTGTCTGAACCCTCTTTCACAGCTTGTTTGATATTACTGATCGCACCAAAGATAGTTGAAAAGAGAATAGATGAACCAATCATTTTTAACAACGACATTCTTGCGTTTCCAGATTCATCTTTCACTCCCCTTAAGGAAGATGCAAGAGATTTTAAGATTTTTAGTGGTGATTTTTTTATTGAAGCTACACTTTTCGCAAGGTTCCACATTCCAGCTCCTGCTTTTTTAGTAGCAAACGAAATTGTTTGAAATACTTTTCCAGCAGCAGGAGAAATGGCTTGAAATGCTGTTTTTAACGCTATAGCTTTCTTTTCCATACCTCCTAATGAACTATCGTCCAAACGAAGTTTTTCCATAAGATTATACGGAAAAGAACGTATTGAATCCGCAACTGAACTTATTCCGCTTTTAAACTTTGTGAAAAAACCTGTATTGTTTGAATCTGTAACTTTTTTCAACGAAGCCGATGCTTTTTCCGCTTGTCTACTTATTTCGTTCAAGTTTCTTGCTTCTTTTTCAATAGATCCGCTTGAAACTTCTGCACTCTCAGACATCCCTTCATTTGCTTCTGGTACTTTCACGCCATCAGAAAGTCTATACGGTGTTTCTCCATTTCTTGTTACAGTTAAATCAGGGTTAAGCTTTACAGTATTAAAAGCCTCTTTTGCTTTCATCGCTTCTGCCAACGAGTTTTTATACTGGAACATATTTTTGATGTTCTTTTCCCACATTTTCCCCTGATTTATTGCACTTCCTGTCTGTTCGGCAGTGTCGAAAACATTTTGCTTATATTTATTCAAGCCAGATTCAAGCTTAGAAATTGTACGATCAAGCTGTTTTTCGTTCATAGCTTCAAAGTTAATTCTAAGCTTAGAATCCTTGTATTTTCTCATCAATGCGCTAAAGCCTTGGTCTGCTTTTTTAATCTCGGAAGTATCAACTTTCAGTTTGGTAGTTGCAGAACCAAGCTTCTTTTGTTTGTTTACAATACCGTCTAGATATTTCTGAGAAGATTTAAGGCCACTGATATCAACTCCACCAATATTGTTTAATTTTGGAGCTAATGAGCCAATTTCAGAAAGCGTACTGGCTATTTTTTTTAGTCTGTCTTGCATTCCAGTAAGAGAACGGTTAGCTTGTTTAGCAGATGTTTCTATTTGCAACTCAATTGAATCAACTTCTGTACCCACAACTTCACCTCCTCTTTGTTCTACTACATGCTTGTCTCCGGAAGTCCAAGTTTTCTGTCATTTTCAATCCACTTATCCATAGCCCTGATTTCCGCAAGCATATCTCTTCTCTCTCGTTCTTCTTCGGTTAGTTCTGAATCTTCGATGATTTTCCAAAGAATAGGCTTTTCAATATACTCAGCTTTACCTTTGAGAACACTGTCTATCGCAGTAACTATTGCTGAAAACGTGTATTGACCTGATATCCAGTTAATATAGTCTTCCCTTTTAATTCTTTCCTTATCTGCTTTCGCAATTACTTTTATGATATGTGGATTCATATTCCAGAACTCATTCCAAGTGATTCCAAGCACACTTGCTGCCGGGAACCACTCGTTTTCAAAAAATTCTCTTTGGGATTTGTATTTTTTTACATTGTCTGCACAGGTGCCGTCTGAACCGGTGCTACTGGTGCAATTGGCACTGTTTGTTCCTGAACCTGAGCAATTTCCTTTTCTGCATTCTGTTGGAGAGCACGAAAAAAATCAGATTCTTCCATTTTCTTCTTCAGAACTTCAAATGCCTTATCAAACTGGCCACCTTTGATAAGATGCTGCTCAAATTCCTTTCCGGCCACTTCATTGCTTACTCCCATACAAATTCCGACATATGCTCTCAAAAATGACATCGGAGTTTCTGAATAGTCATCCATAGTTACTCCTCTTTTTTCAAGATCACATACCGTGTTAAATCCAAAATCTTTTGCAACGCATGTAGTTTCGTTAATTTTAAATGTATCCATAAATCCTTACCTTCCCTTTCTTTTATAGGGAATGGGCAGCCCGAAGGCCACCCCGTTCCGTTTTGTTGATTAAATTGTCGTTTCGTCGGTGTAATAATAACTGTTCTGAGCGTCCACCGACATTTCTTGCTCAGAACGTGTTACCCCTTTGATACAGTAAATGTTCCGTCTTTATTGTCTACGACGGTGTATTCATCGGTTACTTTTTTAGCCACTGTGTTTGGAATAGCAGTTACTGACATTTCAACAATTTCATCTACTCCACCAACATCTGAAGGTGTAGCAGATACCTGTGCCACGTAAGCATATTTAGCCACGGAACCAATACCGTCAGTTCCGTAAAGTTGTAATATGCATACACGTTTGTCTTCCATTGTTCCAATATTATCCAGATACTCTTTTTCAAGGTTTCCGGTAAATTCTTTCGAATCTGTTGTCTTAATACCTTTTTCAAATGTCTGTGCATCGTCCTCAAGAGTTGTAGATTCTACGGTGTTCGGAGCTGATACTGGTGCCGGAATACTCTTCGCTTTACAGAGTAATTTGTATGTTCCGGCAAAATCAACTTTTGATAAATCTGTTGCATCTGCGATTTCTTTTACAATAGCTCTCGCTTTGTAACTGGTTGAAGCCATGTTTTATACCTACCTTTCTGCCTTTTTAGGCAACAAAAAAAGAGCCTTACAGCTCTCCTATAGTGTGTCTTCATTTCCAAGAGTTCGTCTCACTCTCATTACGCTTCTGTAATTTCCGCTACCATTGTTAACTTCCGGAAATGATTGTATTTCAAACCCCATATCTTTAAAAACAAATGCAATCTCTTTTAGTACCGCTTTGGCTTCTTTTTGGGATTTGTTTGTTGTTACTTCAATCTGCATTGAATATTGAATTCCGTTGATTGTATGTCCCTCGGTAGTTCTTGCTTTTTCTGATCCTGACATTTCGTGCATGTATACAGTTGGGTATTTTGTGGTCGCATCTTTTGGTTCATCTGTCAATGTAAAGTGAATGGTTGGAAACTTCTTATTCAATTTATTGAGTACTTTATTTTTTACAATAGAAAACAGATTTGTTTCTAAGTCAAATACCCATGAATTATCCATTTCCAAACACCTCCTTCGCAATGATTCCGATTTTCTCCCTCAATTCAACTCCTGTATTGTACATAAATGGTCTTGACTGCATACCTTCGGTAAAGAAAAATTGACCGTTTTTATAATAAAACCATCCATATGTACCAGCTGGATACTTTCCAAATGATTCCTTAAGCGTAATAAATTTTTTTCCTTGCGCATACACGACAGGTAATTTCCCTGGATACGGTGATGATGCACCAACCATACCCGTACCGATTTCTACATATATCGCATGGTTTGAATCTGCCTTAACAACGTAAACAGATGTATTTTTACCAGAAGGTCTTTCTTCACTTGATATACTTCCAAGAAGTTCACCCGTAAATACTGCATCAAGGTCAACAACATTCGCTTTTGCAATCTGTACTCCTTCTTCTGCAAGACGTTTCGTAAACTCTTTCACTTTCGAATCAAGTTCTTCCTGATACTTCCTAATCTGTTCAATCGCATCTGTAATGCTTTTTACTGACAAATTTGCTTTTATTACCCTTCCCATCTTTACACCTCTTTGCTTATCTTCTTAAGCAGAAATGCGTCCTCATTCAATGGTTCATCATTAGTAGCCATAACCTCGTAATCTGCCGTGTTGGCATCTACGTTTAAATTGTTTGCCGTGTCTTTGTATTTAACGGCTGATTTTCGCCAAATACGAGTCCCTACGGCAAATGGCAATGCGCCTTTTGAACAAACAATAGTGGCTTTGTCCGCTGAATCCTCTACACCAAAAACTCTTATAAAAGCTTCAGTCAAGGTAGAATTTATGTTTGCCATGAACTCTGTCGGTTCCGTATATTCCGGTTCGTATTCGCCGGATTCCACTGGTACTTCTTTTCCGTCAACGGTAATGTATTTAGTGTTTCCTTGCTCGTCTTTTTCATAAATAGGCGTATTTCGCCCAGTCTGCAAAGAATACAGCATTTTCTGTTTATTTCTGTCCAGTGTTCGCATCGGTATCAACCTTCTTTGCTTGCTTTCTAACCTGATCTACGCCAGTACTTGCAAGACCAGATACAATTCCTACTGCGATTGCATTAAGAACATCTTCTGCCGGAAAATCTGGAATTACATACATTCCAACAACTCCAAGGATTCCACCGGCAGCACCTACGATAACTGGAATACTATTATCCTTAATTTTAGGACAAAGTTTTGCGCCAAGTCCTAAAAGATAAGTAATCACAACGATAGCAAGTACAGTTCCCATTGTAGAAATATCCATTATTGTTCACCTCCATCTACGTTCTTTTTGATATGAAGTTCATCAATCTCATGCTTCATCTTGGTAATCATTCCATTCCCGCCTAAATCATGATAAGCTTTGTACATTTCGCAAAAGTTTTCATATGCGTAGGAAGGTATATTACCAAGTTGCGTGTATTTGCTATGATACTCAATTAGCTGTACACGAAGCAAAAGCATAGTTCCCTTGCTGTTAGCTTTCCTCATGTCTCGTTCTTCTGCAATTCGCTCATCACGTTCCTTTACGTATCGTGTTTGCTTTTTTTTCTGTTCTTGCAGTAGCCAAACCATGTATCCAAGCAAAATAGGAAGGGCAATGAAATATGTTTGTGTTATCACTTCACGCATCTTTTGTTGCTCCGTATTCGATTATTTTTCGTCACTCCCACCACCAAACCGACGAATCCCCTGCAACCATATTGCTGACATCAGTAAAATGGTCACGCACAATCTTCTACAAAAAATGAACATACGGAAGTACGTCATTAAATATCGAACTGGATATATAAGCATTTTCGTATGATCTGCTTGTAGAATTTTCACTGTGAGATGATTCTCCCTCAGCTCCTTCTTTCGCTTTCAGATCAACGACTGCCATAGCAATAGTACTTATATGTCTTTGAATATCATCTTCAATCTGATTTTCAGTAAAATTGCTAGGAAAATTCCTTTGTTGCTTATATTTTTCAATAACAAAATCAATCAAGAGTTTTGATGGCTCCTGACCTTTCAGCTCTGGAATGTCATTGAAATATTCAGTTACCTTTTCCCTGATTGAATCTGCCACTGCCATAACTGTTCTCCTTTACAAATTGAATTTCGAAATAAAATATTCCTTTAATTCTCCGCCAGTCATCGAATCAACATTGCTCATACCATGACTAGTCGCTAACGAACGTAAGTCTTGTACATTCATTCTGTTAATATCTGTCTTGGTATAATTAAATTCAAACGAAGATTTTCCCGGAATTTCTTCCGGGATTACTTCGCCAGCTTTATACCATTTTCCATCGATTTTGATTACATTTGTTGCAATCATACAACCACCGCCTTACGCTACTTTCATAACAACAACGCTGTTCATTCCCTCAAATGACGGAAGACCAATCATTGACACAACGCAGTGTGTATTGATCGGGTGCTCTGTAGTATAAGTGTAAACAGCAATACCTGTTTCAACGATAGAAAGGTTTCCATTTGCGAGACTTCCACTTCTCTCTTCTGGTGTTCTACCGAAAACATAATCACCAAGGTATACTCCGGCTGATTGACAAGAGATGATGTTTTTCGGAATAAAGTACTGAGTTACTCCGGATTCGTCAACATACATCTTGTCGTAAACTTCGATTTCGATTCCGTATCCTCTCAGGTACGCAAGTACATCTTCCTGTCTTACTCTGATACCGCCGTTGTATGCTGTAATTCCAAGAACCTGTTTCTTTGTATCCTCAGCATTGAGAAGCATTTCAAAAGTCTCTGTGTTCATCGAAAATCTTGTCAGAGAATATCCTGTTTTCTTGGCGAAATCACGTCTTGTTTTGATAAGGTCATCAAGCGGTGTTGCTGTCTCCGGGGCATCCCATTTGTCAGATGTTCCAGAAATTTCAATATAGTGGTCTTTTTTGTGCACTGTTCCATTGTCAGTTGTGTAATCAACCACATACTTTTTGCCCTCAATATTTACGGTAACTTTCGGTACACCGTCTGCCGGTGCAAGAAGTTCCCAAATCTGTCTCTCAGGTACAACCATAGCTCCCTGGATCAAATTCATTGGTTTCTTACTGATTTGTCTGAGAACTTGGTTTGCAAGAGAAGAATTTTCAGCTGAAGCATAATCTGCATATTGCTGTTCTTCTTTCTCTGTGACCATGTAGGACTCTCTGTAGAACGGCATCTCGTTCTGAATGTCCTGGAATCCTCCAACATCTCTTAATGGAGCCTGTGCATCGAAATTTGAAGCTTTCAGTGCTACCGGCTGTGAATTTTCGCCGACAATGTATCTGATTTCAAGTGAATCCTGTTTTGTGGTTCCGAATTTCTGTCTTCCAAGATACGGTGGAAGTGCAAGTGATGCTTTGTAGTTATCCCACATAACTCCAAGACTTCTTGCTGTAAACGCTTTCGCTAATGGTAATGCCATCTCTAATATACCTCCTTAATTACTCTGTAATTGCTGGTGCACCGTAAAACGTAACTCTTGGTGTTGCTTTTCTAGCTGCATCTGAAATCTGTGGAGAAAGTGATTTAACTTTTTCCCAATCAATAGTTCCTTGATATACGTATGTTCCCGGTGCATCTCCCTGTGTTACGTCAACGTCTTCAAGAAGATATCCAAGACATGACGCATCGTTTGATGGATACGGTGTGCCAGCCTTTGCAATTTTCATACCGTTTTCATCAGCTACTGTTACGCTCTCCTGTGTTACCACGCAAGCTGCTCCTTCATAAGAAAAAAACTTCAAAATACCTTTACTCTGCGTAAAATCTCTTACAATTGGTTTTCCCATTTTTTTACCTCCAAATTTACTTCATCAGGTAGTAATCTCTTGTTGCCTGATCGCTAGCCTTATTGCCAAATACGATTTGTTCCGCATTTGCTACATCTTCCGGCTTTTCTTCGTCTTTTTTTCTTCCGGCATTTCCACCAGGATTAATGGAATCATCTGCGATTTCCTGTTCCTTGGCTTGTGCTGCTTTTGTTTCTTTTTCGGCGATAATCTGTGACAATGAATCGATTGCTGCTTTTGCAATCTCCAGATTGTCCTGAAATCCAGCAAGAACCGTATCTGCCTGTTCGCCTGTCAGACCCTTTTCAGCTGCATATGCCCGAATGTCTTTTTTGATATTTTCTTTTTGCAATGAATCAATCTGTTTTCTAAGCTTCTCAATCTCGTCATCGTTCTGTGGTGACGGATTTGGGTTCGGCTGTGGATTTGGAACTGGTGCCGGTGTAGGCTGTGGCTGAGGTTCCGGCTTTGGTGCTGGATTTGGGTTCGGTGCCGGAGCCGGTCTGTTACTGTGAAACTGATTTAAGTAATTCGTAACTTGGGCATCTGTCGGTTCCTCAATCCCTAACGCGATTAAGTTCTGTTTTGCTTCTTCTCTTGTCATAGTTATTACCTCCGTATCTACATTTGTTTTCGCTGTTCTATCAGCTTGGATTTATACTTTTTCCCATCTAACGCGTGAGAATGCTTTTTTATGTATAAAAAAATCAGCCAAAAAATTTGGCTGATTCCAAAAATTTGGCTGATTGATTTATTGAATTTAATTTTTAAACTGAATAGCTTCAATTCTAAGTTCCTGTCCGACTGTACCTAGTGTAGATACGCCGTCAGCTTTCGTCCAGTCTGTCCAACCGGAATTCTCCACATGGACTCGGTACTCAAAATCTCCGTCAAAACATAAGCACTCAATACGCTTATTCTGACCAGTTGTGCCGATTACCGTGTCTTTTGTGACCGTGCCATAATCTTTCCACCCGATGCCCTCAATATGAGCTTTCGCTTTAATTGTCATGCCAAGTGGATCAATCTTAAATGCTTCGAGACGCAATTTATGCCCTGTAATACCAATAATGTTTTCACAAGCTCTTGCGCCAAGCCATCCTTTATTCTGGACATGTGGATTGACAAGGAATTTAGCAACCATGATCTCGATCGCTTCAATTTGCAGTCCCTTTCCTTTTGTGCCCGCCCAATTGCCGTTGAATGTCCAATCTGTCCATCCGATGTTTTTTTGATGGACGCGGTAGATATATGGTGTATCTTTGCCGGTAATCTTGATCGCTTCTATACGCTTGTTCTGTCCTGTGGTGCCAAGGATTGTGTCTTTGGAGATATTCTTGTATTCTTTATCGCCTACATCCTTGATGTGAACAGTTACGTCTGTCTCTCCAACCGGAATAAGTCGGAATGCTTCAATTCTCCGGTTCTGTCCAGTAGTTCCAGACATACGACCATCAGACTGCCAGCACGCCCAGCCGATGTCACGGATATGCGACTGGTAAGATACCTTACCGTAATGCTGTACGGAGTCCTGAGATGTTCCACCAGATGTTACCTTACCGTCAGAATCCTCTTTTGCCGGAGCTGCCGTGGCGATATCGAAAGCGTTAAGAATACCTCTTGCCAGATCATCCATCTGGCTGTTGAATTTGTTCAGATCGCCAGAATTGGTAATGAAGCCATTCTCCAGTAGTCTGTAGCTATATCCTCTTGCGGCAGCCCTGTTCGGGTTGGCGAGGTCACTTCTCGGAACGATATTTTTTGCACGCCCCGGGAAGAACGAGCCGATAAAGCTTGCCAGTGCCGTGTCATACTGGTCTGCGCTATAAGCAGAATTGATAATAACATGACCGCCCTTTGCCGAAGCTCCTGCGCTGTCCATGTGCAACTCTAATATCTGCCAATCTTTCGGAATATTAAGGCTCATGATTCCATTGTCTGCGTACCAGTTCCGGTTCATATCTGCGACCGTGACATTTCCACCGCCTAATGCTGATAATCTGGAAGCGAGCGCACGTACACGCTCTGCCTCCGTATATCCATATCCTACTGCTCCGCAATCACCGGCGCCATGACCAGCTATTACATATAAATGTGCCATACTATATCTCCTTTTATGGTATTTAGTTAATTAAAGAGGGCTTTAGTTAATTATAAACTTCTAATCCAATTTTCAATTACAGTACTTCTCCATTCATGTCCTTTATCATTCGGGTGTGCATCACCATCCGCATTATAAAAAGTAGCATTTCTTAATTCGGCAACTTTAGGATTTAAAACTAAACCACTACCAGCTCGTCTGCCGCCATTCATTACGGGTACATTAGGGTCGCCGCCTAAATCGAGTAATGGGATTCCCCACCATTCACAAATTTCTTTTAATGTTATGTAATAAGATTGTGGCATCCAAGCATCTGACATAATAATACCTATTCTTGCTGTCAGATGATTTTCTATAAGATATCCTAATACTGTATTCCATGCTCCCCACATTGTCGTTGTGTCAGTGCTGTCTTTAGTTCCTTTTGTAGTATCACTATCAGCAATATTACTTTCATTTAAACCGAATTGTAAAATAATGTAATCACAATCTACAGGAACATTTTTATACCGTTCGTATGCAAACGGACTCTTATCGTTTGGATTTTCTTTATTTACAACGTGCATTGTTGAACCAGAAATGCCGTCATGATATAATTTCATTTTATTCCTATTAGCAATTCTCCATCCGAACGATTTGTAACATCCAATAAAATTATCATATAGTGTTTTTCCTAAATTACTGGCTTCTGTAAAACTATCACCACAAAAAGCAATTTTCTTATGGTATAAAACATTTCCTGTTTCCAGTGCTTCTTCCAATCCATTAGTTATCAATGTTGTTTGCTTCTTGACATATACATGCAGGTTATTTGTGCTACCGCAAAACCTTATGTATTTCGCTGTTGGAAAAATATCTTGAGGTATAATATCCAGTCTTTTAAGCGAGTTGTTTGAGTCTTTGACATATGATAATGCGTGCTTATTATCATCAAAAGTTACATATCCACACGCATCCCATGCATAATCGGATACAAGTCTGAAATAATCATAATTGTCTAAGTCTATATAATCACTGGTTACATAGTCATCATTTGGCTGTATTCTTCCGGCATCATTTATATATCCACTTGTTGTATTTGTTAATGTAAGTTCATCATAAGTATTAGGAATAACATAATTTTTTTCTTTGCTAGACTCTTTTATGGAATCAATAATTGATTTATGTCGAAGTATCTGAAAGTTTATTTCATTTAATGAGCCTAATGATGAGATTCTAATGTATTTTACCATTGGTGGAATTACAGTAGTTACAGTATTAAAACCATTATCTACAGTGGCAAAAGATTTATATAATTTTTTGTTTGAATAATACATTAACAATACTGGATTATGGTATAAAACATAAGATCCTGCTTTTATACTATCTCCTTCATCAACTTCAATGTAATCAGACACTAACCCACCAGAATACGAGTTCTCAACACCATCGCCATTCAAATACTTATCATCAGTTTTATGTTCTAAAACATATTGGGTTTTATCCTCATAATATGTTTCGAGCTGACCAATTTTTGTGTTGATTTCATCGAATACTTCCGAATTGTTTTTAAATTCTTTTCTATAAATCAATGACAAATCAACATTCATTGAAGATATCCTTATTAAGCAATCTTCTTCAACTGTGTACTCGAAATATTGCAGACGATAATTATTTCCTTTATTTTCGACACCTTTTACAAAACTTTTATCAGTATTATAAACTGCAATAGGAAGAGTGTTATTATCATCTTGTGAAATATAAAGATAATAAACTTCTCCTTTTTTTGCATCAATATAATCTGTGCATAATGAAACTGCGTTACTTACAAATTCACCCTTTTTATTTAAAAATCCTTTTAAGGTAAATAAATCGGTCGCATCGTATGCCTTTGTCTCGTTAGATGCTGTTTTTTGAAGATAGGTAACTATATCTTCCTTTAGCAAACCAATGTCCGATTCATTTTTATCTAACCTTTCAGCAGTATCTTTGTATATTTTAAATGATTGTTCTGCCATTTTTAATCGCCCCATTATATTCCATCATCATATTTTACGATAATGCCGTCTTTTCCATTTGCTAAAAAAGAAAATCCTTTACCAGATGCTTTCCCAGAAATCGCATCTCCTGTTTCTTTTGCATCAGCAGCTTTCCCGGGTTCACTCAAGGTTTTATCCGTATTTACTTCTACCGGATTTTCTTTCATGTAATTTTCTACAGCTTGTTTTATATCAGCAGTTGTAGAAGCTGTTTTCTTCCACTCGTTTAATTCAGCATTAAATTTGTAGTAATCTCCTGTATCGGTCATGAGACAAGAACTTCCGGTTCCTACATATAAAGGTAGCTTATCAAGATCTTTTGAAAGGCCTTCGTAATCTCTTATATTTCCATATTTTTTTACGCAAATAAGACTTCCCATTTCAGGTACATCTTCCCCTGCAAGATATGTTTGTCCATCTTGTATAACTGTATAATCATATTTCATATTGTTTCGTTGATAACCTCTTACTTTCCATCGTCATACATTGCTTTAAGGTTTCTATCAGAGTCAATACTTAATGCAATTCCTCCAATGTTTCACTACTCTTCTTCCGTACTACCAGTTTTGCTATCTTGAACCTGTTCTCTTTCGACTTCTTCCGCAGTTCGGTACAAAACATCAAGATATGGTTTTGATAACGTGTATGCTTTCTCACTATCAGGGAATAGAGTGCTTAATTCAAATGCAAGTTTAGGGTGTGTTCCATCTTTCAGCAAATAATCAAGAAACTGTGCTTTTACAAGCATATTATCCATAGGACTGTGATTTATTACCACTTCAAACTGGCTTGTATCAATCGGACAATCATTCTTTTTAATTCTTATAATGTTAAGAATCACGTCATTCAGTCTTTGTTCCGACTCTTGAACGAATGGGTCTTTCAGCTTTCCTCTTGTTTTTGCCATATCCCATCCATTTCTAAGTTGTACAGCTCCTTGCGTGTCTCCACCAGTATTTCCCTCTAACTTAGGAATAGCCAGAATCTGCAAGAAATTGTCTATTAAATCCTGTTTCGCTACCTGAGACTCGGATTGATTAAGCTCCTGTGTCATAATATCAACATCGGCTTTATTATCAGTACCATTGTTTGATTTTACGACCAATGCGCCTTCCATTTTCATTTGTTTGAATGTTTCAGAATCAACTGTGCAGTTTACGAATTTAACCCACGACTGAACAAATTGCTCTATGCCATCCATCCTATTTGACTGCATATTATTGATTGCGTCAAAAATACTGATAACCAATTCAACGTCAGATATTCTTTCTGGGTTGTTTGGGTATTCTACAATCGGAATATTCCCAAACGCATGTACGCTCCATCCGCTCACTTTCCCATCTTTAATAATGCATTGATGCGTTTTTGTGTGGCATACTTTATACCATTCGCCCTTAATGTTTTTCAATTCCTGTACGGAAACGATAGGTTCATCGTTCAAAGAAGAATATATAATGTATGTGTTCATCGGAGTTGGCACTGTAATTCTAAATGGAATGGTTGATTTTTTGTCTTTTACAATCTGAACCGCCAGAAATCCAGTTCCAACAGCTGATTGCCATTCACCGCATTTAATGTTTCTTGCGTGCTTATGTGCTAATCTTAGATATGTATTATATCTGTCAACATATTCGCTTATATCTTCCTTGATTGTGCTTACGCATTGTAGTGGCTCTCCGTATGTCTGACCTACTTTAAATTGGACAGCCTCATACGCATGGTTCTCGACAATTTTGTTTATTATATCGTCTCTTACAATCTTTTTGCGATAAAGAATCGGCTGATCTCCGTGTACATAATTCCAAAGGTACTTTACTACACTTTTATTAAAATAAAACGTTCCAAGAGTTTCGCCTACAATTTCCAGAATATTATTCTGGTCGACCTCTTCAACGTCAACATATGCAATTTTTCTTCCATATTTTCCCTTTACAAGGTCTTGTAGTGTCTCTTTATTCATCAAATTACCTCTGCATTCCAAATGTCATACCGCTACTACAATTTCTTAACGGTATTGGTTTAATTTCCGTTTTTCCTCCGATTGCATGATACACAACCCGTTTGTTACACTTTTTACATTTGCATATTTTGTTCATCGTAGATCGTCCATCATATGTGCCTACTTTTCTATGGCATTTCGGACAATAAATTGTTTCTTGAATATACTCGTTCATTTTTTTCTCCATAAAAAATACGCCCTGCCTGTTTGGCAAGACGCATTTTCTTATCTTTCAGAAGGACATTTCCGGTTAAAGAATTTTTGTTCTTTTTCTCTGATTATAATAATACACCCTTTTTTTAGTGAATTGTGTGAAACTTATAAATATTTGCTTATAATTTTACTTACTAAACTTCTATCTATCGACAAATTATCAGCTATCTGTTGTTGGGTCATTCCTTCGATAAAAACGCACTTAAAAATCTGCCTATCTCTGCTCATTGGAATTGTGTCTATAAATGATTCAATTTCTTCTGTATATTCAATTAAGTCATTTTCTTTTGCTCTCAAACGGTTGACCTTTTTTCTGAGAAGTTTTTTTCTTTTTTCGTAAAGTGATATTGGAAATCCTTCAATTTTAAATCCCTGTATTCCTCCTAGACCTCCGGTTACTTTGTCGCACACGGTACCTTCTGCAATAAGATCTGATATGGAGTCTTCTGTTTTTTTTATTTCTTTTTTTATCATCTCAATTTCCAATTGCATTGCCTTATACTCGGACAAGTTCTCTTTTGTCGGAAAATTTGCATTCATTACCGGTACCCCCCTCTAAACGGATTATGTACAGCTTCAACTTTTGACGGTTCCCACGTTCCTTCGATAAAATATGCCAAAGACGCCAGACAGTCAGGTGCATCTTCATGTTTGTTTTTCCCTTTTATCGTGAAAGAAAATAAGTTTCTCATAAATGCCCTGTATTCCTGACTTCTGCACCCGGTATCTCTGAAATACCATTCACGAATAGAACCGGCTTTATCCCAAATCCTTTGAGTTTTCCTCATTGAAGTAGGTGCATACTGGGAAACAAGGTTTATTTTGTGTCCTCTTTCTCTAAGCATCGTATCTACTTCATCTTTGTATCCCTCTCCACCTTGGTTAGCTTCGAAATACGCACTTCCTATATTGTGATCAATTATCATATCAACAACTTTCGGTTTAGTTATCTTCTTTTCAGAATTATCAAATATGGCATCATCAATATAAATCGATCCATCTTCATACATATATGCTACGGCAAAAGCCAAATAGTCTTCTCCACCAAGTGCAACGTCACACGCTGCGCAGATGCGGTATGGTTCTTCAGCCGGAAGTACTCCATTGTAAAATTTCATGTGTTCCTGACTAAATACCGCTCCGTCACGTTCAATTGGTTCCTGTTGACACTGTGCATACCATCCAGCCATATCATCATTTTCCTCGAATTTTGCACGCTCAATACGGTAATATTTCGTCGAAAAACCTACTCCATAATCATAATCAAAGTTACTCTCATCCGTTTCCGGGTCAAGAGCCGGTATTTTAAGTACATCAAATCGAATGTCTTGTGCTTCTGGATTGTTTTCCAAGAAATCACGCCGATTCATGTAAATATCTTTCAAACTCCAGATTGTACCGTTATATACAACTTTGCATTTTTCTTTTTTACGCTTCATTACGTTGTTATCAAAGATAATCTGCTTTCTACGCAAGATGTCAGGGTTTAATACATCCTGAATACCTTCTAGAATATCGTCGATAATAAGCCATCCGTAGGCATCGTATTCACCATTCAGACCAGATGTGAGACCTTTTCCAGATAAAGACTTGTACTTTTTCTTGCGTTGCAAGTCCACCTTATTATTTTTTGCATCCGTATCTACAATAATTGCTTTTGGGAAAATATCAGAAAAACAATAGATCGGATCCGTCCAGATTTCTATAACGCCATCAAGAAATGCTCCTCCAAGTCCTTCTTTGTATGTCACATACAGATTACTTGCTTCTGTATTGCGTGCGCACTTCCAAGAAGTAGCCAAAGTCAATTCCTGACTTTTACCAGTTCTGGCCGGCATGTGAACAAACAATTCGTCTAATTCATCATCTTCAAGCAGTTGGAGTTTGTCTGTTACAAGCTTTAGTGTTTTTCTTCTCGGTTCATAGAACCTATCTCTTCTTTTTCTGTTTTTTTCAACATACAGCATGTAGCTGTCTAAAACATCCGGTGCTTCCATCTTGAGTAGCTTGTAGTAAATATTTATCAATTCAAATTCTGTCTTATTTTCTTGTGCAAAGTCCTCAAGCTGTGCAAA